ACGCCAACTCGCATAGTTCGCGTACCGTGTGCGCTTCCATCATTGAACATACGTAATCTGTAGGCTTGTCAAGTTGCAACATGGAGTGCATCACTTTGATGTAATCTTTAGCGTGACCCCAATCCCTCGAAGCGTCTAAGTTGCCCAACTCTAATTTGTCCTGTTTGCCGTGCGCTATCATTGCAGCAGCTTTCACTACCTTGTTGGTTACAAAGTCAACACCTCTTCTTGGGCTTTCGTGGTTAAAAAGTATTCCGTTGCTTAGGTGCATACCGTAAGCCCTCCGATAATGTCGAACTACGTTGTAAGCGAATACCTTTGAGCAACCGTAAGGACTAACAGGATTGAGCGGTGTTGTTTCGCGTTGGTATCCATCGGCATCACAACTAAGCCCGAACATTTCGCTGCTACTTGCTTGGTACATCTTCGCATTCGGGCAAACCCTTCGCATTGATTCCAACAAGTTAATCACGCCAACTGCATCGGTTTGAACGGTGAACTGTGGAACGTCAAAAGATATTCTTACGTGTGATTGTGCTGCAAGGTTATACACTTCATCGGGCATCACGTCTGTAAGTATGCGTTCCAAACTTAGCGGGTCTGTCATATCCCCGTAGTGCGTGTGAAAGTTCGGGTTTGAGTAGCACAACTTTAGGCGTTTGGATTCTTGCACGATGCTTGAACTTGCGCGAATCATGCCGTGTACTTCATGTCCTAAACTAAGAAGGTACTCACATAGGTAGCTTGCATCCTGACCAGTTGCACCAGTTACAAATGCTTTCATATCGGAATACAAATTATATCCAACTGCGAATCTGTTAACCCTTGATTGTCGTAGATATTTCGGTAACGATAACCGTTGTAGTTTAGCCAGTTGTAAATGTCCGAACTGTCGACCCCTTGTCTAACTAATGCGCCTTGATTTATCTCAATTAGCATGGTTGGTCTGTGCTTTCTTATGGTTACCTCCGCGCCTTTCAAAGCCCGTAATTCCATGCCCTCGCAATCCATCTTAATGAAATCGCAATTGGGTATGTTAATAGAATCCAAAGTAACGCATTGAATGTCCCCCTCTGCGATTGCATGAGTAGCACCCGCGTTAATATCATGTGCTAATCCTATCGTGTGCTTACTATCGCTTATTCCACGCTTAAAACATACCGTGTTTTCCCTGCCTTTCATGTTATACTTTAAGCATTCGTAAGCTTTCGGGTTTGGTTCAAATGCGTAAACCGATCCACGCGAACCAACGCGGTTTGCATAGTAGATAGTATGGTCACCAATATATCCGCCTATGTCAACTACTGTAAACCCGCGATGAATGTAGGCGTCCAACAAAGGCAACATATTTTGGTCGTGGTCAAGTCTACCCTCTTGAATAACCCATTTGCTTATGTGGCTATCTGTCTCAATCAATGCGACTTTTTCCCCGTTTGGAAGTTCGTGTATTATCATTTGATTTGCGCTAAAACATCGTTAGTAATCCCGCCCCAACTCCAAAACTGCATGGCTTTTATCTTTGGCATATCCGCCTTGTAAGTGTCTTTGAAAATGTAGTTGTTCGATTCAGTCATTTCAGCAAATGCACCCATTACATTGAACTCCGAAAACGAACGATAAGGTACGCGGCTAAGGTAGGCATCTAACGGTAATTCGTGCAACTTTTCCAAATGTTCACAAACGGCTTTGAGCGTATCTGTGCGATAAACTAAAGGCATCCTTCGCATATACTCCCATTCGATTAAGCACTTTAACGCGCCCTCTGTGATAGACTGCCACGGACATTGAATCTCTGAATAGCGTGTTTTCCAAATTAGCGGTTTGCCGTCAATTAGGTATTCGTTTACATCCAATGGTTCAATCGCAATCACATCGCTATCCCAAAATACAACCGCATCGGCATCAGTGTACTTCCACGCTTCGAGTTTGGTTAGTTGCTGCCCAATGTAACCGTCTTTAAGGTCGGGAACTTGCACAACCCTTTCGGCCGTGAGGTGTTCTAAACCTTTCGGGTTAGGTGTGCATATCACAATGTTGCGATAACCCGTTACGTGCTTCTGAATTGAAGCAAGGGCTAAGTGTAGCCACTCATAATCCTTTTCGTAAGTCCTCACGAAAACATCTACTATCATTTAATGTTTTTCCTTATAAATTGATACACTTCGCTTGTTGCTTGCTGTGGCGTTATCCGTTCGCGATACCCTTCGGCCCATTGAAAGTAGCGTGTCATAAAAGCCCATTCGTTATGGTCGTACTGCACCGCGTGGCGTTGATGGTAAAATATAGGCTCTCGAACATAAACGACCTCTTTGCCCTGTTTAATGAAGCGATAAGGCAGCCAATAATCCCACCACGTCTGCCCCATCGAAAACATACTTTGGCAAATTACGGGATAAAATTTGGAGTGAACAATGAACGCGTCAAAGCCTAATTGATACCGAACGGACGGGGCGAAATCTCCGTTGTGGTCTTCGCGGTTTGCAATTACCAACCCGTTAACACTCCAATCAAAATACTTCGCAAGGTTGCCCGAATTGTCCTTAACCACAATATCGGAATTGATAAGCATAACCAATTCAAGTCCTTTCTCATTTGCGTAATCTATAAAAGCTGAAATCGGTACATACGGGGCTTTGAATAGACCCTCCATTGTCCTCCAGCATTCCACAAATTCCACGTTTGGAAACTGGTCACGTAATACCGCTATTTCATTTGGTGAGTTTAGTGAAATTACTTTGAACCCGTTATCTATCCATGATTGTACGGCCAAAGGTTGGGCGTGACCCATTGAGTGCTTTGGTGAAATCGAAGTAAGGGCTATTCTCAAAGGTTCAATTCTTTTTTCTCAAACGCATTAGGCGTGTAATACCCTTTCTCAATCGCATTCTGAATGTCAATCTTTGGAACTGCAAAAATAGAAACGGGCAAAATTGAGTGTTGGCAGTTGTAACCGCCTGCGTTGGTAAATATAGTGCTTTCGTTTGTATCGGGCATACGACCCGCCCACCCGTTTTTATTCTTGCATTCGCCTATGTCCTCCAAACGCCCCCACGCTTTTATTTCGTTTTCGTGGAAAAATCTGTCATTCCTTGCGTCGCAGAAACATCGCGTAGTTGCAATCTCACCACCCACGTAACGATACCACGTAAGCCCTAAATCTTTGGCTACTATCGTGGTAAACGCCCTATCTGTTGTGGCAAATGTATCACTCACAATTACACGCGAATAACGCAAAAGAGTTCCCTCCGCTTCGGTTGTGCCAGTAACCAACCCACGCACAGATTCCAACGCATTAGAGTATCGGCTACCTGTTGCAACTGCATCGGTCAAAGTAGCCCTTAAATCGGTTAACAGAAAGCCATCTAGTGAAGTGTTGCTTAGTACCGCTTCAATCGCTTGGGCGCGTTTAGTTTGATAGGTAGCAGCCGCAAATGAAGTAATCGAAGGTTCACCACCTATAACAGTTCCAAAGTAATTAACCGTCCTTGCGTTTTGCTTTATTATTTCGGAGTTGAAATCTTTGACAATTTCGGCATATTCGCCACGTGTCATAAATTCACGCATTCCATCCATTACCTCCGTAACCCTTGCGAAGTTGGAAGGTGTCATTGCAAATGCGTTGCCGTCTAATTCAATCGCATCTAATAGCTTAGTAAGGTGCGCGAATAGTCGGGGTTGGTATGCTTCTATTCTCCTTGCCCAAACATCTGGAACGCGGGTTAACGCTTCAATCTTATCTTTTAGGGATTGGATTGGGGTTGGCATTAAAGTTTCATTTCGCGATAAAGCCCAAATATAGTGATAGTTGAATCTCCCGTTGTCGGGCTAACCAACATCAAAACTTTTATTGGTTCAGCATCTACTAAGTTGCCAATGTCCGACCCGTCTATAGTTGTGCCTTTTGATATTACGCTTACCGACCCTTGCACTATATCGGTTATCGTTGCTAATGGGTTTGAACCGTTCGCATAAATTATCAAATTACCTCCACCAACATAGTCAACCGTTCCGTAATTCAAACGTGCTGCAATGCTAATAATGTCAATGCAATATCCAGCATCTGGGGCGGCTATTAAGTTTATAGGAGTAGAACCTAAAGCTAAAATTTGCGCACTTGTCAAAGTAACCTTAAAGGCTTTCAAACATTCGCAATCATTCAAAGCATTCGCCTGTGCCACCGCTTCATTAAAGGGTGTTTGAGTTGTTTCGCTTGGATTGAACAACATAACTTGGTCGTTTGCTGTTATCGCTGCCGCTGCTTTAGCGGAGAAATTGTTTACATTGATTCCTATTGCCATGATACTATCCTGTTTGAATTTTTCGACCCGCTGTTTCGTGTATTGGTTTGCCGCTACTTTCGAGAATGTCAACATCGCCATTGCACCCCAAAGGAACGCCAACATTACACGGGCGTTTTTCTGTGAGTTCCTGTTTATCTGTGAACGTGTATGTAACCGTTGCAAAGTCCATGTCCTCCTCATAACTTGGCGTTGGTGGCTCTTCATCTTCGCAATACTTAGCGACCCCATCAATATACACGTTATCGAATCCTAACCACAAAGCCGCGAAATCTAAGACGTATTCAGGCGCGCCAAATAGAAACGATTTAGCCTTACGTGTTCGCATATACGTGGTGTTTTTATTACCGTTGCTGAACTCATAACTGTTTTTAGTAGTTGGGTAATTCGACCCGCGATAAATACCCTCCAAACGAATAGACGGCTTAAATCCCGTTCCAACGAATCCCATATTAAACTGGTCACCGTCACCGCAAGCCTCAACCAATACCGTACACTCACAAAACGTTTCTTTTAACTCAAAAGGTACGCTTGTATATGTGACTATCGGAGTAACCGCTTCAAGTGACAAATCCGTTAAAAGAACGAAGTGCAGCCCCGTTATATCCAACTCAAAGATAAACCGCAAATCAATAGGTTCATCGCTTGGATAAGTAGGTGTGAACGTTTCGGTATATGTTCCGTCCGTTGTGTAAACTGTTCCATTATACCCACCCGCCCGAATTTGGAAGGTATCAGTTCCTTGCATATCGGTCAAAGTAAACGTAATCTCATATTCCACATCGCGGCAAAGTATCCCCAACTTCCTAACGTAGTGCGATGCTTGGGTTATCGCGCTTGCTTGCATAACCCCACCTGTGATAACAATTAAGTCATCACCACCAGCGTACACATCCCATTGCGCCTGACTTTGCAAATCGTCACCAACAAATCCGAATTGAGCACATTGGCATGGGTCGTAAACATTGATAAGATAACATCCATCGGGAAATGGAAAATCCGCCCACGCAAATGATAGGGTTAAAAATCCATTAGTGTAGGTTGTAGAAGCGGTTGCAGGGGAAACGGGCGAAACTAAATCACCATCAAGATTTGACAAACTAAAGTGAACCCGCGTTAATATCGGTTGCAATATCACGTTAGACACCGACCCGCCAAGTGGTGCATTGAAGAAAAACATGACATACGTTTTTGAATCGCTATCAAACGTGTAGGTGTATGTGCCACTTGCGGAGTATGGGACAACAGTGCTATCGGGGAAAGTCAATAACATCAACCCGTTATTCACAACGATTGTAAATGTCAGTTGATAAAAATAACCAGCAGCGTTGTATATGTTTTGCCGAATGTAGCCCGCCCCGCCTATTGGTGAAACCGCCCGTGTATCGGGAAACGTCCACCCCCCACTCGGTGACCAATCAGCCCCCGACCCAGTCATATTGCCATCTATAATCTCGTTATATGAAGTCGGGCAAGGTGAATAGGCAAATTGAATAGACGTTACATCCGTGCTGCCCTGAATCTTTTGAAGCCATCCTACATTACACGGTAAAGTGCAATTTTCCTCTAAGCCAAAGGGTAGGGGTTGGTATGGGATAAGGTCTAATGACATGGTGCGAAGTTACGCATTTGTAATTATGTCAAATGTAGACTTTCCATTGATTAAATTGATTTGCGCGCCTTCAATAAATCCCTGTTTACTTGTGTTTATTCCAGTCAAAAGAACTTGAGTAGTCACATCGTTTAATATCGCACTTGAAACATCGCAAGTAATTGGATATTCAAACGACCTACGAACGCCTAATCTTTTGTTGCCCGTGTTGTTTTGGATTGTGGTAATTACTGAGCGTGTTTCTGTACACTCAAACCAACCCTCTAAAATCTGCAAACTTGTTGCAAACGGGTTGCTTGTATTCGCCTCAAAAGTGACCGTATAATAATCTCCTAATTCGCCTTCGACAAATCCCGTATCATAAATGATTGTAGGGTAAAACGCGCCCGTCAAAGTGTTAGTGTTTGCGGCTACTAATTGGCTTGTGTAGGTTTGTATTAAAGTGCCCCCCGAATCGTATCGCAAAAGATTCATTCTATATGTTACCTGACCCGCAGGACTACCACTTGTAACCTGAATGCTGAACTGCATCGAGAACCTATATGCACCCTCATATAAGGCCGTATAAACGCCTGTAGTGTCATCGTATTGGCCGCCCGAATCATAGCATTGAAAACCGTCTATTATTCTTTGAACTGTTGAACCGCTGTTTTGAATGTAGGCCGTGTCATTAAAGAAAATAGCGGAGTTGGTTGGTGGGTAAGTAGTCCAAAGCGGAGTGTTTGCAAGTGCTGAATTGTAATCCAAAGCGGGTGACATTCTGCCTAATGGTGAACTGCCACTCACTAAAAATAAATTCAGGTCGTTAATCAATTGGAAACTACCGATATTGCCATTTATGTAATCAGCATACCTAAGCAAAATTGATTCGTTACGGTAGTCATTATTGAACCACGCTTGAAAAATGTTTAACGGGTCTGTTTGGTTAGCCTGAAAATACCCAACAAACGGGGGCGGAGTAGTCATAGCGGGCAAATCTACCTGAATGCAAATAAAGGCATCATCGTAGCCATCATTTCCATAGGTAGCAATGTCCTCAATAGTATTTGGGTCAATTACCACATCTTGCGGAGTTGCTAAGTCCAACGGTATATCTAAATTGCAAACGCCCGTTAATCCAAAGGTTTCCTCTTCAAATCCGTAGTAGGTAACTTCCACAAACGCCCCGCAATTGTTTTGACCAGAATCGCAATCCCGAACCCGTGTAATTTCTGAACCGATTTGTATGTTTGAATAAAGCAACTCTTGAACAAAGGTGAGTTCAATTTCGTTTATATTCAGCATATTAACCGCGTTTGTATTTGTGCGGAAATAATCAATGTGTTCAATTCTAACGGTTGGAACTCCGCCTATCCTTTGGAATCCCATACCAACATTCCGCAGCTTTCTACACGTACCAAATAAGGTTCTAAAGTCAATTAATGGCTTTACATCGGAGATACCCGCTATATCGCGTAAGTTAACCCCGCTTGAACACATATCAACCGCGCCTTCGCCAATCCTGTAAAAATCAGAAACGAAATTAACCGTGTTATCAGTCATCCATGCAACGTGCCACTTTAGTATGTCATGCACGAAATAACCTTTTCGGCCATTATTAAAGTAAACGCCATCTTTATAGAATAGTAGAATGTCTTTAACAGGAACGGGCGTTATTGCAACCCCGTTTTTTGAAAGTTCACCATTTGCTTCAACCTTAACGCTTAGATTGTTTTGAATCCTTGCGCTAAATGAATCGTCCTCAACCTTAGCAACAACTGAGCAACGGCTTTCGTTAAACTTGCATGATGTAACGAAAATCACCCCGTTAATTATTGTCGTTCCATCCCTAATTATTTCAACATTTACTAAGTCGCAATAATTACCCGTTAGATATTTACCGTATAGGTAACTGTATGCCCTGTCGTAAAAGGTGTATTCTTGGGTGTAGTCAATGCTTGTGATTTGGGTATCGTGGTCAAAAGTTACTTTGGCCGTTGTTTCCTCCCAACCTTCGGGATTGTCAAACAATAGCCCATCCAAAAGGAATGTTACCATTTGCTTCTAATGTTTACACGCTTTGTTTTTGATAGTTCTTCTTTAATCATTTTTAACCCGTAAACCGTGGCCGCCCTGTTTCTATCCATTGCCGCTATAATGTTATGGTCTTTCAAGTTGGCAGTTAATCCGTTTAGTTGTGCGCTATCGTGTATGGTGTCAAAGCTATTTAACACGCTTGCGTTAATCATAGGCACAGTATAATTATCCATTATGTACTTTTTACCTACTCCCTTGTTAAACGCTTCAAATAGTTTCGGGTCTTCTTGCGCTGCCTTTCCTTTGATAATAAATTCGTTTCCCTCAGCTTCAATCTTTACCCCTCCTTGCGAGTGCTTACGTCCGTGAATGCGGCCACCCTCCGAAACCCAGCCACCCTCCGCAAATTGCGGCAACGGTGCGCTTTGAATTGCGGCTACTTGTGCTGCCGCTGCCGCTACTGCAAATGCCGAAAATGCAAGCGCAATTGGAAACGGAACTCCCGGAGAACTTAACGCATTGATAGCCGCTTGTGCCGCCCCTAAAATTGCATTGAACGTTGCCGCATCTTTTGCCCGTTGTGCCGATTCTCTTTGTAAACGTATTTGTTCAGCTTCAAAATACTCTAAGCTAATCGAACCTTCTTTGTACTTCTTTTGAAGGATTGCAAGTTCAAAATCTGCTGCGTTTTGGGCAATATCCATCATGCTATTATAGACGTTGCCAAACGCTGTTAAACCCGCCTGTATTACTTCTACGGCTTGCCTTTGGGTTTCTTCGTTCTTATCTTGCTCCGCATCTTTTAACGCTGCATTCCTATCGGCTAAATCCTTATTCAACTCGAATATACGGGCGTTGTGGGCTTCTTGTGATTCTTCATCCGCCTTGTTCTTTTCGTCCTGTATTGCCTTAAATATAGCCGCTGATTCTTCCTCACTCTTTGCAAGTTCCTCAATTCCTTTTCGTGCCTCCGATAATCGGTATTCATAAAACCTTTGATTATCAGCTAATTCAACATCCCTTATTTCTTCGCTTGTAGTGGCAAGATAACGCTCAATCTCAATAAGCATTTCGGCCATGTCCTGTGCAATCTTCACCCGTTCTTTGGCGTTGTCCTCCGCTTGCTTGCGTAACCTTTCGGCTTCGGCCTCTTGGGCTTTGTTGTATTCCTCCGCGCGTTTTTGCTCAATCTTAATTAAGGCTTCATTCTCCAAGCGTAGGGCTTTCATTGCCAACGTTTCCTCACCTAGAATAGTCCTACGTTGTTCCTCTAATCGGAGTATTTCGGGCAGTATTTCGGTAATACGGGCAAGGCTTGTACCCTCTGCTTCCATTTCGGCATTGAGTAACTTTAGTGCTTCATTAACGTAAAATAGGTTCTCGATTTGGTTGCCCCTTGCTTTGGCTTCTTCTTCGAGTTGCTTGTTAATTTTCTCTTGAATGCCATTAGGAGTAACCGCTTCACCATCAATGCCGCCTAACCTTGCTTCTTTGACCTTCAAATCATATTGAGCCTGTGCAATTCTCAATAGTTCACGCGCAAGGTCAGCACGTGGTAAGTCTTTCGTTTCCTCTGTTTTGATAAATTGCGCCCGAACCTTTGCGTATTGTTCTGTTTGAAATTGGATAGTATTTGCTAATTCAGTGAGTGACTGTTGTGATATGTCTTGGGTAAATTGCGCCACCTTTTGCGCATCCTGTGAAATTAAACCAGCGGCTTTTGCAAGTGGTGTGAACGCTGCAATTAACCCCGTTCCAACTTTGGTTTTTAGGTTTGTCCAAGCCGTTTCAAGCTGTGCAATTTCATCGGCTGTGGTTAGGGCTTCTGCACCCATCTTACTAAGTGACGCGGTTGCAATATCACCTACTGCCTTTGCCACCTCGCCCACCGTTGCTTCCGCTTTAGAAACATCTCCCAATTTATCCTTTAATTCAACCGCGCTTATTCCTAAGTTGTCCAACATC